CATCTCTACCAACAACTAAATAATGATTAAACAAGTTGAACAACTATTAGAATCTATAAAACAAATTAGATTAGCTAGTAATACTAAAGACAATGAAGAGTTTGTATTTAAACAATCTTTATTGTCTTCTCTAAGAACTAAAGCTAAAAGCTTAAGTAGTTTAATTGATATAACTTCAATAGATGAGAATATCTTTTTGGAGACGGTTAAACAAAGGTTTAATGTTGCAAGAAAGGCTGCAATAATTATTGTTAGTAAGAGTGATAAAGATGTTGGAGATTTAGTTGCTTTAGCAGAAGATAAAGTAAATGAGGAGGGTGAAAAAGTGCAAGTATCTTATACTTATAATCAACTAACCCTTGAACAAATACTGTCTCTAAATCCAACTAATAGTAATCTTCAATCATTAATTAGAGAGTTAGACTATTTAAATAGCCTACTTCCTAAAGCCTTTACTAAAGAGTATATGTTAACTATTATTAAAGATAATAACTTAACTAATATTAAAGATGTCATGAATTACTTTAAGACAACATACCCCAATCAATATGACAATAAGTTATTAGCATCTGTTGCTAAGTCTTTATAGACTACATATTAAGTTTGTGTTTTAATAAAACATATTATATACAAACTTAATAAACAATGAATAGAAGAATAAAATTAGTAGGTATATATTGTATTACTTGTATACCTACTAATAAAAAATATATTGGCAGTTCTATTGATATGATGATTAGGTGGAATAGTCATTTAATCTCTTTATTAATTAATAAACACTCTAATAAAAAACTGCAAGCAGACTTTAACAAATATGGACTAATTAACTTTAGTTTTAATGTTTTAGTAATGGCTGAGAGAAATATAACAAAACAAAGACTGTTAATACTAGAACAGTTAGAAATTGATGCTGTTCCTAGAATGAATTTATATAACAATAAAAGAGCTATTGCAAAGCTAAAATGAATTGGACAATATACTAGTTTATAAAAGATCAATAAAATATGAAGAAGAATGTTATATTAAACTTAGTGCGTCAGACTTATTTTTTTAATATATGTACAAGATTATGATTTTTGGTAAAAATATTTACATCAATAGCAGTGTCTAAAGATTTTAGAATCTCTGGCCTACAAGATGTTCAATTCAATATTATTAAGTATAGTAAGATATCATATTTGGAGTTTAAAGAAATATACTTATCTTTAATACCCTATTTAAATAAATATATTTTAGAGTTATTTGAATTTACTTTATTTAGTTGGGAATAATATTTTGGCTTATAAATTATATTCAAGAAAAAGCTTAATAAATACACAACCTCTATTTTATTTAAAGAGTGATAACCCTCTACATAAATATAGAAGAAGTATATTTATAAATGATTTATCCTTTATAAAAGATGTAAGTGTATGTGGAAGAACAATTGATGTTAACTTTAATCTATATACTTCTGTTAATTATGATGTAGTTCATTCAACATATATTAAATTAATAAAGTATTTAAATGATTATATTAATAACGTTAAATTATATACTTATAAAGAGACTGAAGAGCTTGTAGCTGATTTAGAGCTAATAATATTTAGTTGGGATTAAGTTTGTGTTAAGTTTGAAAACTTTAAGTATAAAAATATGACAAAAAATATGTAATTATGATTAATTATCCTAGAAATGTTGTTGAGTTCAAATCTCTGAGAAAGGATTTATTAAGAGGTAATCTTAATAAACAAGATGTAAAGACTGCTGAAACTTATATAACCCACTGGCAGGTTGTTGTTGGTAGTTATAATTTGCAAGTGTTGGTAAAAATTAGTGGCAAAAGTCAAAAAGATATTTCAAATGATTTAGGTATTAAACCTAGACAACTAAATGAAATGCTTAGTGGTTTGAATGGTATTACTCCTCATAAGAGGTTATTAGCAAATTACTTTAATGTAAGTGAGGAATTGTTTAATCATTATAGACAAATTGGGAAAACCAGTACAAACAAACAATAGAATAGCAATTGCTGAGCTAAAACTAAATGATCAATTAGTTAAATCAGCTCATTTAGTTTTTGCTACAGTTATAAAAGTATTTATTGATTATTTAATCATTAGATATGATAATAATATGATAGATGATAATTTTATTTCTGAGGAGTTTATTATTATATCAACTCCAGAAGAAAAGATTACTTATATAGGTTCTAGTTTAGAAATGCCTCTTGGATATTCAAATGTCAGATAAAATTCCTCTTATACATTTAGATGAAGATAAAAATAAACTCAGTATTTATGTCTCAGAAGAAAACATAAATACTGAGTCCAATTGGAGAAATACCGTCTCTCATCATATGTTAGACTTCTTAAAATCTAATTCAACTGGAATCTGCCAAGTCAAAATTAAAATTGATGATTATAAACCTTTTTTAGTTGATTTGTTGGATTATTTTGATTTTGCCTTTCCAAAAAGAATCTATATTAGATATTAAATATAAGTTATTTCTATTGTAAAGTTTAGATTTAAAGAGCTTGATGTTGATAAGACTTCAAGAACTAACTGCTCTCCAACTACCGTTGAAAAGGAACTAATGATGTTAGTTGATCTAGTAGTTGACACGTTGAATGTTGTACTATTAGCTAAAGTTGCTCCTAAAGCATCTTGTTTAACTAATCTAACAGTTGCTGAACCACTAGTATTATTTAAATATAACTTAGTAATATTATATGCTTTAGTTATATAGTTTTCTAATACATATACTTTTACAGTTGGTATTTCAATAGATCCAATTATAGAATCTAAAGAGCTATTAACACTAGAAGATATATTAATACTAGTGGTGTTATCAGTTACTACTATTCCAGAACTACCTGTTATTGTCTTTAAGGCGACATTAGGATTAGCAAAGGAATTAAGTAAAGAAACACCAGAACCTACATTAGTAATATTCAAATTATTATTAATAGTTATAGTATCTGAATTAACTGTAAATGTAGTTGCTGTTCCAGGAAGTAGGGTTTTTAATCTTAACTCTGCTCCTGTTATGCTGCCTATAGTAGAGCCACCTCCTAAGTTAGCTACTGTAATACCAATGGGTAGTTGATCTACTGTTGCTTTTTCTGTAACTCCTGAGACTGTATTAACTACTGCTAATAAACTGGCATTAGTTACAGAAGATGCAGGAGGTAATTGAGATATTTTCTTTGAAGCCATATATTTGTAATAATTTTATAAGTTGAAATAATAATAATATTATATATAGGATATTAAGTATGTAATTAAGATAAAAAAATGTATTCAGGCTATTTATGCAAGACAATAATAAGGGTATTAATAAGGTTTCAGATTCATATGTATGTGGTGTATTTACAAGTTGGTCATATGTTAAAGTAGTTGATAATAAGAAAATGATCACACTGCACTTTGCAATTAATAGGTTTGTGGGGGAAGATACAGTTCATTATGATTTACCATCTAATAACTTAGATAAAAATCATAAGAAAAGAGTTGCTCTATACTTAGAGTTAGAACTTGAAGATATGCCCTCAGATATGGATAACTTAAGTAACTTTAAATTTGTGGATAAAAGATTTAATAATATAACTCATAAAAAAAGTGAATATGTATTAGCCATATCTTATACAACCAAACCAGTTGCAGTTACCTCTAGAACTAAAGAAGGAAAGCCTAATATTGAATGTTATTATTTTTCTATGGGGGCAGATAGTATTATTAGTATTAGTGAAGAAGGTAATTATCTATGGACGGAAGATAATCAAAATACTAGAAAAATTGATATAGATAAAGCAGTTGACATTATTAGTAATAATATTGTTAAAGTGCCTGATCATATTAGTAATAGAAGCACTGCATTTTTAATATAACATAACTGCTTTAATGAATGTATTTCAGAATAATTGTTTGAGGTTAGTAGGTGGAGAATATCCAATTAAACTATATAAACCAATAAAACAAACTATAAAATCTCATTATGATATTAATGAGCCTATAACATTATATGGAAAAAATGGAAGTAGGTTAGATTTGGAAAAGTCAGTTCAAGAATTTTATCTATTCAATTCTTTATGTCTGTCTTATAAGAATATAAATAAAACAACCCTTTATACAAAAGAAGAAGTGTCTTTACTATTTTTAGAAATAGTAGGCAGACTTACAAAATATTTAAAGTTTTATTATACTCTTATAAACTATAACTTACCTGATAAAGTATTGATAAAAGATATTATTTTATCTGAGCTTTTAATTATGTTTGATATATCTTTAGATGATTTAATTAAGGATGATCTTATATATTATGAGACAGGTTCCTGGAAGTTAAAAGGGCAAAAATCTCTTTTAATATTTTTTAAATATATAAATTACTTAGATCTACTTATAGTAGATGCTAAACAACAAATTCAAGATAGTTTTTCAATAATATAATATGGCATCAAATAATCTGTTAAATTTTAATGGTGGTTCTATTACCTTGGGACAAGTTCCTAAAGCTATAGAGTTTATGGAAGTAACTAAAAGAAGTTTGTTACTTCAGTCTGCTCCTGGTTATGGTAAGTCTGCAATGGTTTATCAATATGGAGAACAAAAAGGTTACAAAGTCTTTGCATTTACAGGTGGATTGATTACAAGATCAAATATTTATGGAGTTGATTTTATTGACTCTGATAGAAATAGATGCACCCATTATCCAGCAGAATGGTTCTCAGAAGCAATGGATTCTAAGAATAAATCAATCCTGTTTTTAGACGACTTTGGTAATGCTTCACCACAGGAGATGATGGTTCTCCAACAAATCCTGGGGGATAGAAAACTAGGTAACTATGATCTTCCAGTAGAAAAATTTCTTATTATTGGTGCAACTAATAGACAGAATGACAGAGCTAATGTTTATAATATTAGCTCTGCTATTCTTAATAGATGTTGTGTTTTAAATGTTAGATTAGATGCTAATGAATTTCTAATACATGCTAAACAAAAGTTTCATCCATCTGTTTATGCCTTTCTTGAAGCTAGAAAGTATGCAATTACTAATGATGAAGAATATATACAAGAAAACCAATTACCTAAAGATTTATTAGGTTTTTATTCAGCTAATAGTTCTTCTAATTCTATTAGACCCTCTCCTAGAACTTGGGAGGGTGTTAGTCATATGCTGTATAGACAACAAAGTAATGTCTTAAGTGATGATTATATTGGTGTTTTTAGTAGTGCTGTAAGTGGTTTAGTAGGTAAAGAAATTACACCTATGTTTATGAAATCACTGAAGGGAACTTTGAATATTCCATCAACTGAGACTTTAATACAAAATTGTAATGATAGTTTTGACTATGCAACTATTATTAGTTCTGATAATGAAGCTATTAGTACTGTCTTATCTACTCTCTATCAGGAGATTGGAAAAGAAGTTATTAAATATCAAGAAGCTTTAAGTAAAGGTCAAGTTGAAAAGGTTGCAGCGCCTAATAGTCAAAGATCTATGTATGTATATGAACCTCTAAATAACTTAGCAAAAGTTATAAATAAACTTGGAAACACCAAATTTAAATCAATAAATGCTAATGTTTTAGTTGCTGATACGTGGGATTTAATTATTAGTAATAAGAGTGATATAGCTAAGTATACATGCTTAGTTGACACCATTTTTCATCTACCTTTCTTAAAAGAAAGAATGAAGTTAAAGAGTAGTATAATTAATAGCCTATCATAATGACACCCCTATCTTTTAACTTAAGAAGTGTAGATAATATATGTTTTTTGATCAATAACTATGAACCCTTTTTTTGCTACTTACTAAGTGGCATAAAAATTGAGTTTGGAAATTATGAAGACTTTGAATATATGGCTTGCACTTCTTCTTCTATCTCCATACAAGAGAAATTTATTGAAGAGGTGCAAAAAGATAAAAGTAAGTTAGATGAGTTTATTTTTATCTTTTTGCATGAGATATATCATATATATCTTCATCATAATTGGAGATATGGTTTTAATAATGATGCTCTATATTCTAAGTATAGAAATAGGCCTAATTTACCAAAATTAGTAAACTATGTTTTAGATGCAATTATTAATACTAATCTAATAAATGCTGGTTATTCTTTTGGCAGCTTAGAACCAACAGTATTAAACAATTTATTACCCCCAGATCATCCAAAATTAAATATTAATAGTTGGACTGAAGATGAATTATTACTTGAGGTATTGTCAAAATCTACTTCAAATAATAATGATTCTGGTGGGGCTGGTGCTGGCGGAGAACTAAGTGATAACTGTATTAAACTTCCTAGTGGTAAAACAATTGATCTTGATAATATTGATTGTGATTTAATACTGTCAAAAGATACTTCAGAAGCATTAGAAGCTGTTGAAGCTATACAAGAGATTGCTAAGAAAGCTGCAAATAATCTAAGAAGTAGAGGTAAAAATCCAGGAAGTTTATCCTCTGGTATAATTCCCCCTGAGTTTGAAGAAACTAAATCTTCAAATATATCTTGGGAAGATAGATTAAAACAGATTGCAATATCATCAGTTAATGATAGAGTTATAACTAATTACGACAGTCTTATACAAGATAACTTTTATGCTTATGATTTAGGCTTAAGTTCTTTTACTAGATGTCCTATTGAATATTCATATAAGCCTCTACCAAAACCAAATACTGTAGTTGTATATATAGATCTATCTGGTTCTATTTTCTCTTGCACTGAGACTTTATCTAAGTTCTTATTTCAAATAACAGAGATATCAAAGTATGTAGGTAATTTATTACTTATCACATTTGATGTGGGTATGACTGGTTGTCATTTGTTTGATATAAATGAGTTAGATAAACCTCTTGGTGATCTTCTAATAGAAGAAAAGAGTAAGTATTTAATTGGCGGCGGTGGTACTGATGTAATACCTCTATTTGAAGAGTTTTTTAATAGCTATTCTAACTATGATATAGAAATTAATGTAGATAATATATCTATGTTGATTGTTCTAACTGATCTGTGGTTAGAGGCTGTTGATAAAAGATTAGAACCTGTCAATAGTAAGGGTTTTATTCCAACTCTATGGGTTGTACCAGAAGATCATTGTTCAAGTACTGTTAATTTTGGAGAAATTTTGTTAGTAAAATGAATAAAAAATATTTGATTCTTTTGTCATTTGTTGGATGTTTATTTATTGGATCTTTAGGTAGTTGTGCAATAAGTACCACTCCTGTTCCTACTTCTACTCCTACTGTATTTGAGCCTCCTTTAGATAATCCAGCACCAGCTCCACAAAAATTAATTAAGAAGCCTATATAGAGATTTTATAGCACATTTATTAAGGCCATATGATATATAATTGTATTTACAAAATATATAAATATATCATATGGCCTTAATAAAAATCTCAACTAAAGGTACAAACTTAACCTGTGATGAGTTAGATAATAACTTTGACTTTGTACTTGACTTAGCAAATGCAGTTGGTGAATTAAACTGTGCAAAGATTAATCAACTATCTTTATCAACTTGCTTGTTACTTAATCAAGTAATAATTGATTTACAAGCAGACATTGATAATGTTGAGACAGCTATTGGAGAAGTGGCTCAAGATTTAATTGATGTTCAAACTACATTACAAGGAAATATAAATTCTTTAACTACTTTAATTAATAATCAAAATACTACTATAGCTGATTTAAACACTCAAATTGCAACTTTGATAGGAGGTTTCAATAGTTTAAGCGGTACAGTTGCTTCTTTTAATAGCAGATTATTATCTGTTGAAGGAAGACTAACTACTTTAGAAGAAGCTATTGCTAGTGGTATTATTGTTGTTTGGGTAGGTCTTATTGCAAATATTCCTGTTGGTTGGCAACTTACAGATGGTACAAATGGTACACCTGATTTAAGAAATAGATTTATCATTGGTGCAGGTTCTACTTATGCTGTTAATGCTATTGGTGGTTCTGGTAATCATACTCATACTATTACTGGAACAACTGGTGGTACAGCTTTAACTATTAATCAAATGCCTGCTCATACTCATCCATTAAATGATCCAGGACATTATCACTTTCAAAATGCAGGAGATAATAATAGACCAGGCCCTTATTATGAAAATAGTAATAATGGAAATGAAGGTCCCATTAATACAAATAGTGCATTTACTAATATTACTATTGGTTCAACAGGTGCTAATGAAGCACATACTCATACATATAGTGCAACTACTGCAACTACTACTAATTTACCTCCTTATTATGCTCTTGCTTATATTATGAAAGTATAGTTATTTATAATTACAAAATAAACATTAAAAAACAACTTAGCTATTAATTAATAGCTAAGTTGTTTTTTAATGTTTATTTTGTAGTTTATTGGGTTTATTATTTATATCTGTGTTTATATTAGATGTAAATGACTCTGTAGCTGAACTAATTGTATTGTTTATAATATCTTTTGCAATATTACTTTGTATATTATTAGCAGGAATAATTGTATTTAAAGTATCAGTTGTAATATTATTAATTGATTTGTTTATATCTGTATTTATATTATTATTATTAACAGCTTCTTTAACTGTTTCTAATACAACTTTTCTTACTTCATTTACTGTTGGAGATAACAACTCATTTATATTATCTAATGCTTTATCTTTATTTCTACCAGGAATAAACTTAGGAGTGTATACATCTTTATCAAATACTTTTAAAGATGCCCCAACTATAGTTACAATCAAAGCATTAAATAGTTTACCTATATCCTTTTTAGTCATATTTCCATCAATCCAACTATCTATTGCTGGATTTAATGTTGTCATATAAAACACAGCCATTACAGCTAAAAAGTGTTTTGTACAGAATAAGTTTTGTGGTTTTTGCTCATTAATCATAATTTTATTTAAGCCCAAATAAATCCTGTGCTTGTTCTATTTACATATAATTTTGTATTTGGAATAGGTGTTGGAAGAGTGTAAAGAGTAAGTATATTATTAACATATCCTCTAGTTATAGCAGTGCTGTCTTTATCTAAAATAGTTTTAAGGATTGGTCTAGTTAGAGGAGAATCAGCTAAAGCTTTATCATTAAGTATATTAATAAAAGATGCTTTAGTAGTTGTTAAACTACTAATGTAATCATTACTTTCTAAGGTTATATCAGATAATACATCTATAAATGTATACTTGTTTTTTAATCTTGTGTCTTCTGACTGTAGTTTTGCAACAGTATTATTATCTGTTGTTATAGGTTCAGCTATTGTATTTTTCATAGCGTTTAAAGCTAATATTTCAGTAGTAATCATATTATTAAAAGGGTTTAGTAATGAATCCAGATAATCATCCAAATTATTTATAGTTGATGTATCTTGATCACCTACTAAACTTTGTCTTTCAAATATATTATTTAAGCTTTCCATATAAGGTTTCCTCCTTCATCTGTTGCTAAATACTTTAATGGCTGATATGGCTTTGGAGGCTGTTCTAGCTTTAATAATTCTTTGGTTAAGAATTCTCTATTTATAGCTCCTTTAACAGAGGTTGGTTTAATAACTTCTAAGGTTGTAAACTCTCCTTCAACTATACTAACCTTGTTATTATCATAAAGATCTTGTTTATGTAATAGATTGTTAGTTGTTATAAAATCTTTGTAGGATAAAATTATTGTTAGCTGTTTTAATACTTTATTGAAATCTTCTAATAAAGTATTAGCTTCTTCTTGATTAGATAATATAGTTGTATATTTAACATCTGTTAAGAGTTGCTCTTTTAGTAGTGTATTAGTTGAATTAAGTGAGTTATATAAATCAAGCTTTTCTTGAATAAGTCTTTTCTTATCTCTTATTTGTTGAATCTTTGCCTGTATCTGTTGTAAGTAGTTAGTGTTTATAAACTGTTCTAACTCATTTATAGACTTTATGTTTTCATTGCCAATTCTTAGACTTCTTATTGTTGCCACTGTATTTCTCCACTACTATTACATATAAGGGCTGCATTACTTGGTTTTATTTTAGGAATTAAAGATATAGAATTAAAATAGTTGCTTAACCATTGTTTATTAACTATTGAGTTAATTCCAGTTCCTACTTCATTTATAATAAGCTGACTAGTATAAACTGCTACATTAGATTGGGTATCTAATAGTATTGAACCTAATATCTTATTACACTCTTCTACTAAAGTATTTATTTCATTAATTAAGTCAATATAATCTTGTTTATCTGGAATAGTATATGTATAAGTAGGTAATAAATCTAGTAGAAGTATCTGCTGTTTTATATTATTATAATTAGTTTGAGCTTCAGATATTAAACTGTCTAATTCTTCTAAAGTATTATTATAATTAGTCTCTAACATATTTAAAGAGTTCATTATGTTGTTATATGTTTTATTGTTTAATAATGCTTCATCAATATTAAACACATTTATTGGATGTTTACCATAGTTAGTTGATCTATACTGAGAAGTACTATTAATGAGTAAATTTTGAGCTTTAGTGTATGTCATTATTTATACTATTATTGTTTTATTACTTATAAATTATGACTAAATTACTAACAAAAACTGAGCTATTAAATTTACCAACACTATATATAATTAAGGATTTGGCTCCAATAATAACTAAATTCTTTAATCCTTTTTTAGGTCATTTAAATTTAAAAGATCCTGTTTTAACTTTATCAAGTATGGAAGTTAAAGTAGTGATGTCTAATAACTCTTTAACTGTAAGTATGCCTTATTCTAATACTTATGATTACTATAAAGTGTGGAATTGGGCAATATTATATTACAATAATTTACCTAATTTATTATTGGTAAATGATGAAGCTATTCAAGGGCCTCTTGTATATTTATTGGGAGATGTAGATATAACAAAAACCATCTTATATCTTCTGTCTCAAGAGATGGAAGTAGTACAAGATGGCTTTGCTTATAATAGTTTTGATGGTTATTTAAACTATCAAAATGATCCTAGTGATCTACTAGTCTTAAACTAGATTAAAGCAGGTATTTTCTTCATCTATTACTTCAATCTGTTCTTCTGTTAAAAATGATTTAAGTATATTATAAGCTGCTAAATAAGCTGGTACCAACTGTGGGTAAAGCTTGAACTATATCATTTAATAATATGTTACTATTTGTTTGTAGGGCTGTTGTTGCTGCTGCACCTATTAACAAAGTTGTAGATGTAACTATTACATTATTTGCAAGAGAAAGCGGTCCTAAATCATTAAGATTAGGAGTTCTAATTACTGTATCATTGTTATAATATTAAGGAGGATTACTACCTATTTGTCTATGTTGTCTACTGTACCAATATTTTCAATTTGTAAGACTCCAGTATTGTTAGTTGGATATACTATATTAAATGCTGAACTTCTATTTCCTAAATCTGGTGTCATAATATCACTATATAGATTTTTTTTAATATTTTCTTAAATACTATCTCAGATTAATATTTTATAATGTGTAATAGTTTGTTTAAAGCTGCTAAGGCAGGCACATATCAAAGAGTTACCTATCCACACTTAGTAAAAGTAATTCCTTTAAAAAATAGCTTGCAAGATTTAGATTTATTAGCCAAATCTATAGCATATACTCTAGTCACTCCATATAACCAAAGAGTAGATTTTCACTGGAGATTACTTAGTAGATTTATATGTAATACAGAAGAAAATTATATATCACTTGTTTTTAAGTCGCCTAATAATCTGAAAGATTTAAAGGTAACCTATATACATAATTTAGATGATCTTAAGTTGTTTCCTTCTCTAAGAGATAAGGTTTTAAGTAATTTATTACAAATTATAAGAGATGAATAATGAAACAGACAGATGTAATCTTACCTATTAATTGTAAAGCTCAGGGAGGTGTTTTACAAGTGGCCGTTGTAAATACAACTAAGTTTGGAACACAAGTTATTAAACTTAGTAATGAGCATCCAATGTTTATTGTTGTAGCTGTGGAGCCTGATGAATGGGTTAAAGTTAGCATAGATGAAAGACAGACTATAAAAATGGACCCTACACTTTCAACAGGGTTAACTAATCAGTTTAATTACATTACTTATAATATTACAGCAGAGAAAACAAGCAGTGCTGTAGATCCTAATTGTGATTATTTTATTACTAAGTCTAATCAGTTAGATAAGAATAGTAAAACTAAGAAGCAAAGAGTTTTAAAGAATGCTAATAGTACAAGACAAACTAATAAAATAGAAAATAATAAAGTAGTTTAAATAAATAATAAAAACCTATTAGATGTCTAATAGGTTTTTATTATTTGTACTTTTTACTATATCTATTTATACAGCTTCATATCCATATTTTGTTGCTGTATATTCTTCATAAAAGTTTATAATTAGATCTAATAACTGTTGAGGTATAGGTAATTCAATAGTGCCACTTTCAATTTGAACTGAGGTATCTATTTGATTAGGTATATGTAATGGAATACTGTGATTAAATTCTACAAGTGCCATATTACTATTTAAATCTAATGTAATTTTTGGAATATCTACAATAACCTCAGGCAGCTTTGAACTGTAGTTTATTGATACACTGTTAAGAATCCTTTTCATATTTTTTTTAAAAGAATAATGGTACTCTAAAGCACTGTGTATTTGAACTTCTATTTATCCATAAATAAGAGCTTCCTTCTTCAGAGGTAAATACTTCCATTTTGTTACCAATAGTTGCAGTTGGTGCTGCAAATGGCATAAAGCCAGCTCCATGTATATTATTTGTTACTGTATCTAAATAATATAATCTTTGAGTTGCATCTTTATTAAAGTATATTCTATCTACATTATCATAAGCATACATTGATCCAGTGGACAAAGTTTCAAATTGAGGTGTTACAGGCATCATTTCAAATTTATCATTAGTTATGTCTAAAGAGTCAAATCCAAATTGGGCACCGCCTCTTGCACAAATGATATATCTACCTCTTCTAGTTGCATTAGTACCTCCAAATGTAGGTATTAATTCAATACCAGTACCTCTAATTGGCTGTTGCAATATTACATAACTTGTAACTAGAGTTACAGGTGCAGTTGTAGTACTAAATGTTAATGTGTTAGCTGTATTAGATGTAATTGCAACTTCAACAGATTGTCCAGTTCCACCAATTAATTTAAGTCTTCTACCTGCAAAAAAGTTAACAACCCATCCAGTAGAAGTAATTGTAGTACTTACTAGTGTTTGACTAATAGATACTACATATGTACCAATTCTTCCATTAGTATTTGGTCCATATCCAATAACAGTTGTCCCTGCTGTACCTCCAACAATTACAGAGCCAATAGTTAAATAACCTGCTGTTACAGCAGTAATTGTTAATATGTTTCCACTAATAGAACCCGTGCCAGAGAATGTAGATATATTAGTATCTTGTAATGTAGTAGTTGACTGTGTTCCAGTTGCTAGTCCATTAGCCATTTGTCCTTCAGCATCTCTAGGACATATAATATATCTGCTAATTCCATTAACAGGTGCACTTCCAGCTACAAATGTTAAGGTAGTTGCTGTATTAGAAACTATTTGTAAAGCTTGACCTGTAGCAACACCAGTAGCAGCAGTTACAGCCGTTGTATTCATATAAACTACATGACCAGCCCATTGATTAGTGGTCCAACTCTTGGTTGAATCAGATAATGTAGTAGTTGATTGTGTATTAGCTAATGTAGTAGAAGCTGGTGTACTACTCATTATATAAGTGAATGTAGTAATACTTGGAACTGATGCAATTGTAAATGTCCCATTAAAGTTTGCATCTGTTGCTCCTCTAACTACAACTGACTGACCCACTTTAAAGTTATGTGCAATTGCAGTTGTTATTGTTGCTGTTGTAGTTGCATTGCTTAAAGAGGCAATACTAACTGGTCTGTTATCAGCAAATCTAACTGAAGCATTACTTGCTATACCAAAATCAGCAACTCTACCATACGTAGCTAAGTCTTCATCAATGTTGTGATTTAATACAGCAGCTTGACCACCTAACATTAGATATAAGTTGTTGGAGTTACCTTGTATTTTGTAAATACTAGTAGAGTCTGGAGCAACAAATGGTTTGTAGAATGTAAGAGTAGTTGCAGTGTTGGAAAGAATAGGAATTAGTTGACCAGCGCCAGCACCACTAATTATTCTTAATGAGTAATTCTTCCATCTATTTATTGTCCAATTCTTACTACTATCAACAAGTGTTGTTGTAGTTCCACTAGATGCAATACCAGCATCATAACCATCAATAAAATATCTACTAGTTGAGTTAGGTATTGTTGTCCAAGTAGCAGAAGAACCAGAGATAGCATCTATAGTTAATGTATCTACTGTATTAGATAAAATAGATCTAATTTGTTGAGCGCCTGTACCAGAGTAAATCCTTACTGAATATCCAGCCCATTGATTAGGTGACCACTTAGCATTAGTGTCTTGTAATGTACTAGTAGTTTGTGTACCTGTAGCTGTACCTCTATACCAAATAGATGCATGTTCTCCAACAGATGACATTGCAGAGTCAGTTGCAACAGATGATACATTATTAGTGTTAGCTGTTTTAATATACCAAGTATCAGTTAGTACATCATATTGCTGTAATGTATAAAAAGGTGTTGCAGCAGCAGAAGAGAATAAATAAGCTGTTCCACCTTCTATTCTATATCTAGATGTTGAATCAGGTGTAATAGCCCAATTAGAATCAATAGATACTATGGCTGATTCTATCTGATAAATTGATTGTGATCCAGCAGTAGATGATATTGCAGGAGAAAATGTCTGAGAATTACAGAAGGGTTCATAAGAAGATAATGTACTATCCGCAAAAACTAATTGAGTAGCTGTATTAGATATAATTCTTCTTACTTGCCCTACTCCTGATCCAGATACAATTCTTGCAGAGTAATCTTTCCATTGATTAATAGCCCAAGTTTTTGTTGTATCAGTTATAGATATAGAACCAATTGTATTAGACACAGCAGTTGCTACACCTGTATCGGCAATGATTGGGTCTGATACATCACTAATTAATCTTCTTTGTCCTGAACCAGTACCACTAATTATCTTTATATCAAAAGTGTTGTAAGTTTTGCCAAAATAAGGAGCTATTTGTGCAGTAGATGATGTGGCTGATATTAAGTTTGCTTCTATTCCAGCACCACCACTAAATCTTATATTGGTCCAAGTTGTAGGGGCAATAGGTGGAGAGGATAATTGTAAATAAGTATCTGTAATTGTGTCATATTTCCAAAAATTAGTAGCATTTAACAAGTAGTAAATGTATCTACCAAATGTAGGATGAAACATTGAATTGTCTGAACTACAAGCACAACTAATAGCACTAGAAACTACTGGAGCTTGTCTTAATGCTTCCCAAGGAGGTAAGTTTATATGTTTTTTTAGAGAGGATATAAATGCCATTTATTTTTATTTAGGTAATATTGCTGTATTATAAGCTGATCTGAGATTCATCATATATAAATCATAACCAACACCTAATCCATTAGCTCCAATAGCAGTATCAACTGGATTAGTTATTGTAGCTACTGTACCAACGTTAGTTATTGTAGCTACTGTACCAACGTTAGTAACTGTTGGTAATGTTACACCTGCACTAATTGAATCAACAGTTTGTAAAGTTCTTTGTGAAGAATCAGTGTTTGTTAGAGGTAATAAACTTGTTAATATTTTACTTAACATTGCAATATTATCCTCAGAGGTTACTCTAAGTTCACCCTCATTATTAACTGTTAAGTCTCTTGATGAATCATCATAGTATATTTGTAATGTGTCAGAATCATTCATTACAGTTGTATCAAATTGTAATGTTAATACATTATTTAATACAGTTCCACCTTTACCACTAATTGCAAAATTGTATATTTGTGTATTAGTAACAAGATTAGTAATTATTAATATTGATTCTAAATCAATATCAGTATAATCTAACAGTGTTACGGTTTTTGCTGATGCATTAAATGAATAGTTTTTTAAAGGTGCTAGTTTCATTTTGTTTATTAAAGTGCTATTGAATAAGCTATTGCAAGTTCCTCTGATATTCCACTAGAACTGCTATTTGTTGGTTGAATTGAGCTGTTAATGTAATTCCATTTGTTATCAGTTGCATTATATATAAAGAATAAATAGTCTTCTTTATTTAATCCTGTAGTTAGAGTTGGTATAGCATTATTGCTAGATGTTGAATAACCGCTATCAAATGATATTGATCTCTGTAAGGAACTAGTTATTCTTATTTGTAATGATTGACCCTCTGTAGGATTTCCAGTTGGTGTTTGAAAGGTACATGCTTGTGATAAAGATGGCAAAACTCCAATGATAGTAGTATTAGAATCTATACTAATAATACTTGCATCTGTAAGAGTTGTTACTCTATTTAATTGACTAAATCTTGCAGTTGTTGGAGCCATTTATTTAATTATTTTCTATATGATACTCTAATCTTGTCAGCAGCAGTTGGTGCAAATAAGGTAGTTATTACGGCGTTAGAAATTGTATAATCATTGCTAGCGCCAACATCTAGTAATATACCATTGAAATACACATGTTCACTGCCAGCAACAGGTGTGGCAGTTAATGTGAATGTAGTATTAGACCCATTTAAAGCTCCTGTTGGTATCTCTTTATCAACAAAGTTACTACCTGTTAAACCAGCAGCATTAACTTGTATAAATGTAACAGGTGTTGTACCTAATGTACCACCACTAGCAACATTACAAAGCCACA